ATCTGGTGGAATACCTACTTTTGAACAATTAAAGAGTAGTGCCTTGCAATTGGGTAAGGCTTTACAAGACCCAGCTGGACAGTTAGGCGCATTATCACGTTCTGGTTTTACATTTACCGGAACACAGAAAGAGATGATTAAAAGCTTAGTGTCTCAAAATAAATTAATGGAAGCTCAGAGCATTATTTTAGATGCTGCTGATACTCAATTTGGTAAACTAAATGAAACAATGGCTAAAACAGTAGATGGGGCATATGCACAAATGAACAATGCTTCTGGAACTTTAGCAGAAAACATTGGAAAGGCTTTAGCTCCAGCTACAATAGAGCTTGTAAAAAGTTTAAAAGAATTGTTTAAAGACCTTAGCTCAAATACAAGACAAATTGTAGTAGTTACAAAAACAATTATAGATTTGGCTGCGGCTTTTGCTATTTATAAAACAGCTCTAGCCCTAGCAAACAAACAAAGTAAGCTTATGTTAGCACTGAATGCTGCGCTTAGACCTCAAACGCTTTTAGTTTCCGGTGCTGCATTTCTTGCGGCTAAAGCATTTTATGAGCTAAATGATGCTATGACAGACGATGTTAAGTCTGGCGACGACCTTGATAACGTATTTAAAAAAATAGCTACCTCTCAAAATAACGCAGAAAAACAAATAGACAAGACAACTCAAAAAATACAGAAACAGTCTTTAGAGATGAAGATTGCTAATGAGCTAACGATTGCTAATATAAATATAGAAAATGCAGCTTTACTACAATTAACATCAGAGCAAATAAAGCAATTTGAACAAAAAAGAAGAGAGTTGTTAATTAATCAAGAGCTATTAAAACTCAGCAAAGAAGAACAAAGAACAAAAAGAGATAATATTGAGGCCTTAGTAGACAGTAGAATTGCTTACGAAACTTATATCTCTAAAATTAGAGAGTATGTAAAAGTAGCAAAAGAGCAAAACGCTCAAGACAAACTTCAAGATAGTATGCAAAAAGCTATAATTGAGAATCAAAACAGCTCTATTACAAATACAGCTAAATTAATTGCTATAAGGTCTGGAGATAAGTCAGAAGTAAAAAGAATTGATAATATAGTAGAACTAAATAAAAGACTTGTGGCTGTTACCGGACAAAGCCAAGACTTAGAGTTATTGTTTGAGAGTGGAATGGGCTTACAAGACATGTCTGATGTTATGTTCCAGTCAAACAGTCAGTTTGATAAAATGGTTCAATTGATGATTGAGTCAATATTAACTGGAAAAGATTTAGATGAAGAATTAAACAAAGTTAAAGACACATTAAAAGCTATATCAAACGAACCAACACCTTTTGAAAAATTTCAAGAAGAAGCGACTTTGGCATTAACGGCGTTTCAAGGATTTAGTCAGTCTTACAGTCAATTAGTTGATGAAAGAATGAATAGAGAGCTAGAAGCGTTAAAAACCACAAGAGACTATGAACAAGCATCTCAAGAAGAAAGAGAGAATATGGAAAATAGGGTGGAAGGAAGATTTAGAAGCCAAAGAAGAAAAGCTTTTAAAATAGAAAAAGCCTCTAATTTAGCTCAAGCTACCATGGATGTGTCAGCTGCTATAGCAGAAGCTTTAAAAAAAGGACCAGCTTTTGCAGCTTTCGTCGGAGCTTTAGGTGCTGCACAAATAGCAAATATTGCTGCACAGCCAGCTCCTAGGTTTGCAACTGGTGGTAGCTTTATTACCTCTGGGCCAACTAATATGCTAGTAGGAGAGTCTGGAGCTGAAAGAGTTACTGTGCAACCATTAGGCGGTAGAAATGCAAGGCAAAGCTCTGGTTCGGTACAAAATATTAATATAAACGTATCTGCTCCACTAGTAGATGAAACAATTTTAGATGTTATTATACCTAAGATTGAAGAAGCGGGTAAACTAAACTTAGCATAATGTTAACACTACCTACAAATTATAGCTCTGCCCTAGGCCAAAATATAAAAGAAAACTATCTTGTGCAAATATACGATGACCAAGGAAATGCAAGAGATTATTTATCTGTTAGCAGCACAACGGTAGATTCTATTGACTACTCTGGAGTAATAACAAACATTCCGAATATAAGGGAAAGTATTGATTTAAATAAATCTACCTCTTCGCTAGCAAACATAAGCATAAGCTGCGCTAACGATGATTTAGACGGCTTGTTATATTCTACCAGAACACGCTTAAATAGGGATGTAAAAATATATTCTCAATTAAACAATGAGGCAGACTTAGCTGATTGTTTGTTAGTTTTTAAAGGTATTTTAAGAGCTGTACAATCTTCAGAAAATAAAATTACCTTGCAAATTAGCGCTAAAAGGCCTTTTGAAAATATCCAAATACCTCAAAAAGAATCAGTTAACGGAAATTTAGTTCCTGTTGTTTTTGGAGATTACTCCTCTCATTCTTTTGGCTCATCTCTTTTAGGAGTTAGGCTACAAACAGATACCATAAACTGTCATCCAGTTCCAGTAGACACAATACAAGGCGGAAGAATTATTACACTTGCTCACGAAGACGACTCAAGTACCGTAACTAACGGATATTTACATGTTGTAGAAAAAAATCTTTTTAGAACTACTGGTTCAGAAAATCTTGCTAAAGCTGGTGGTACTTTGTTAAACAATGAAACTTCTACCGAGCTAGAAGCGCAAGACGGAACAACCATATATGGTAGGTCTGCTCAATTAAATTTGAGAAGAAGCTTTGTTAGTAATTGTAGTTCATCAGATGACCAAGCATGGGGAGATTTTTTAGATGACGATATTACCTTTTCTGCGGACTATCAGTTTACAACCACAAATCAATTAACCTTAAATCTAGCTATTGATAAAATAGGCTCAATATTGCACACTCCAGAATCTGCTTTGTTTACCCTAGAGTTTAGTAATGTAAACATAAACATAGCCGATTTTAGCAGTTACAGAGTTTTATACAATGTGTACTGGGGAAGCGATTCAAGCGCTGGTGTTACAAACTTTGTAGCTGCCAATAGGTTAGCACCAGACGATAATGTGATTAACATAGCAGATATAACCACATATTTTATAACGAATCAAGTGTTCAATGAAAACACAATTACAAACGACGCAGATAACACTGGAAACTTGCCTTCAAAGATTGATATAGTTTTTGAATTTAATAGAAGTGGTTCAGGTTCAACATCTTTTGATATAGACTTTGATGTAAAAGCTACTTTCGGTTGCACAACTCAACTAGATGAAAGTCAAACTAACGTTCAATCAACTACTGAAATAGTAGACAACATAGGAGAGCTGTATTCAGGGCAAGACGGACACACCTTGTCAGGAGAGTCAACTGTTATTAAATATCCTATTGAAGCTCACAGATATTTATGTGAAACATTTATGCCTTCAGAGTTTACCAGCTCAAGACCTTCTTCATACACTAATATAAGAAGTCATTTTTTGCCTCACGGAAACTCTCATTACTATGTAAATAAAAAAATCAAATTAGAAGATGCGTTAGAAAAACTACAGCATTTTGGTGGATTTATAATGAGATATAAAAATGATGGAACTTTTGACTACACAAGCCCTTCATTTTTACCTACTACCACTACAAGCTCTGCAACAAGTCCATATTTAATAAACATTGGTACTTTGCAAACTACTGGTGGAAGCGGAATAAGCGCAAGCGACACTTCATTTGGAATTGACATTACACATGGAAGTGAAGATATATCTAACGGAGATATAATAGCAATATCTAATGTTTTGGGTTATGAATTTATAAAGGTTTTTTTAAGTGATACTGCAATACCCGGAGCGGACCGTTATCTTGCTCAATGCGAAAGACTATTGTTGCCTTCCAATTGTCAGGTTTCGTTTGCTTATTCAGAAAACACTACAATATATAAAGTAAAACTGCCTCATAGCAAATTGCAAGACAACGACTTTACAAACCTTCAATTATCGCATTTACCTTTAAATGATATATCTACGAAATTTAAAATTTTATATCATAAAGACCCTTCTAGCACAAACAAATATTTAGAATTAAAGGAGTTTGATAACTCTGAAAATAGAACAAAATACAATATAGGAACTGAAAATGTTAAGGAAGTAAAAAACGAAATAGATGTCAAAGGAGACTTAAGTGATTTTTACTATCATCATTACGGCAATCTCACAAGCAGTCCAAGGCTTAAGGTGTCTTTTGAGTTATTAAATCCTTCTTTTTATTCTTTAGAAGTGGGAGATATTATACAGTTCGACGGCTCAAACACAACACAAAAACCGTTTGGCTTGCTAAATAAAGGTTATACAGCTACATCGGCTTGGGAGAGATTATATTTTGTCGTAACTTCTACATCAAGAACAATTGGAAAAATGAGCGTATCTGCTCATGAAATATATTAGGAGTATAATATGGCACTAATAACAGAAGTAAGATTTAGATATAGTAGTAACTATACAAGTTATACACCTTCAAGAAATCCAGATATGAATGTTGGACACAGCACAAATTATAAGGGAATTACCGTAACTCAAGCTTATGGTGGTAAAATATACACAAATGAAAGGTATGGTAAGCAATTAGAGTGGGAATTGAATTATACAAACCTTATAGAGGCCGATAGAGGTAAGTTAGAAGCGTTAATAAATGTAGTTAAAGGCAGAAAGACTGCTTTTGAATTTAGCCCTGATGGCGGAACTACTTATTATGACGTAAGATTTGAAGAAGATAGTCTATCTTTTGAACAAACTGCATACGGAATATATTCAACTAGCTTTACTGTTACGCAAGAAGTAGCTTAAAACGCACGAAAATAGCCTTAAAATCAATTAAAATTTATTAAAAGGGTAATTTGTCAGGTGGGTTATCTATAGCTTCAAATTTCTTATATTTTTCATGTAACTCTAATACTGTTGCCGCTAGATAAATACATAAGTCTAAGGTCTCATCTAAAGCTTCTTTAAGATTATCTCTACTGCCATCAATAGGAACATCTTGGTTATACTTTACCTGCCCTTCATTTATTTTGCCTTGCAATAACATCATTATCTTTGTATTACTATTCATCTTCATCCTCTTTCTCTATAGGTACATAGTATTGTTCTATCCACGTAACCTCTTTTCTATTATGTCTAAACGTAATTCCCTGGAAAATCCACCAAGCTCTTCCATGCTGACTTGCAAAGTCTTCCCTTTCTTGTATTCCTTCTTCACTCCAAGGGTCTATAAAAACCATATTTTGAAGTCTTTCTTTAAAGGTAGCTCCCTTAATTTTACTGTCGTAAGTAGGGTGTGAACTTGCCATTAAAACGGAAGGTCGTCATCTGATAGTGCAACATTTGTAGGTTTTGCACCACCTTGAGGTTCATAGACGCTAAGCTTTAACATTGGGTCTCCTTTTTTGGTAGTAGACTTCCAAAGGCTAATCTTCTTAACCTCTCCATCAAAGTTAAAAGTACCTTTATAATCAGGACTTTTATCTTTTGGGTTATCATGGTCTTTATAGTCGTTTTTAAACAACCAACCTCTATTTTTTTCTGGTTTAAACTCTTTTTTTGCCATTATTTTCTCCTTTGTTAATGTGGGGGGGAATAATGTAGCCAACTCTTATTTACAAAATCAAGAAAAAAAGCTATAATTAACCTTTTTACCTTTCTTTTATTATTCATTACTCCCACCCAGTTATTATAAACCTTGTCTTTTTGCTTTAATTTTACTGGTTTTTTTAATCTCGGGAAGAGGACATTTCAACATTAGGTCTACTTTGTTTGTTCCTCTTGCAACTCCACAATATTTTTCTCCTTTATAAGAGCCGCTAAATGCGCAATTGCCTTCCCTAAATTTACAATACTCAAACACTTATAATTTTTAATACTACTTTTCCATGTTTTAGCTTGTCTTCTGATTTAGCATTATATGCTTCCAACTCTTTATCAATTTCATAACCAACTTCATCATAGTTTTGCAAGTCAATCTTTATTCCATCTATGGTTTCGTTTTCATAGAACACATAAATGTTTTGACTTGCCCTGCCTTCTAAGTTTAAAGCCTTCTCTGAATAAGCATTTGCTCCCACCAAAGAAGAGCTTCTACCAAAAGTATCTCCTATTTTAGCTGAGTGTATGTGTCCAGATATTACGTAATCTAATTTTACACCTCTGCTAGAATATCTACCTTTAATTTGAGTTATTGACGTCTCGTGTTTTGCTTTTATACTTCCATGTCCATGTAGTAATAAAACATTCATTCCCGCCAACTCTACAACAACTTCTGAAGCATCTTTAGAGGTTATAAAGTCTATATCGGTTTCTGCAAATATATACTTTAAAATATGAAATATAGTAAAGTCATAACTATCGGAAGCAACCATATCTCCAAATCCAACCTCTTTTCCCGCTCTACTTTCATTACCGGTAATACAAGCAATACTCACATTAAAATCGTGCCTCACATCTTCTATTACTTGTTTTAAAATTTCTACTGATATAAAGGTAGCGTTTGCTCTATTAGTAGCCTGAGATAATAATTCATCTAGTCTTCTATCAGAGTTCATTAAGTCTCCAGTCATTCCAATTAAAACCTTTTTTACACCAACTGCTTTAAAGTATATTTTCGCCTTTCTTATAAAGGTTCTTAACCTTTTACTAGCTATTTCAAAATCATATTTATTGTTTGGTAAGTCTACTAGTTCATTAAAGTGAGTGTCGGATATCTGAATAAGCCCAACCGCTTTACTTCCTTTTTCTTTTATTTTTTCAAACTTTGGTAAAGCTCTGTTTTGCAAAACGCTAATTAAATGTTTATTGTATTCTTGTAAAGCGTTGTCTAGCCTAGCATGCTCTCTAAAAGACTTGTTTGCTATTCTATTTTTATCTTGGAATCGTTGCGCTCTTTTGCTTAATTGAACGTTTTCAACTATTACATCCTTGTCCAACATTAAAGGATTGCTTGTCTGCCCTCCACAATCATAACAAATATAACGTTGAACATCTTTATATTTATTTTTGCGAAATCCTTTTTTATTAAGCCTTGAACTATTACATGTAGGACAAACTATTACTTGATTTTCGTATTCAACCATATAACTCCTTTTCTAGCTCTGAAATTCTATCTTCCAAACCTTTAGTATTAGTCTTTAAAGTTTCTATTTCTTGTTGCATTTCTTGCTTTTCTGCTAAATCGCTTAGCCAATCTCTTAGCTCTAGCGTTGCATAGAACTTAGCATTCATTTTAAATATATTCACTGGAATTTTTTTACCACAATCGCTATAAATTTGTCTCCACCATATAGGAATAGACAACTTTTTAGTGTTTTTTATTTCAAAGTGATATTGAAAGGCAATTGAATCAGGGTCAATATCTATAATATCTCCTTTAATAGACAATCCTCCGCTTAGCGGCGTTCTTCTACAATTAGTTCCTAGATATGTATTAATCATTTTAGCAACTTCTCGCTCAGCCCTATTACCTTTATCTCTTGAGTTTATTGGCATTCAACTCTCCTTTCTTTGCTTTTTTTATTATATCAGAAGTTAAGTATAAAACTACTTCTTGTTTTTTAGATACCTTTTCTTGCTTTTTTATATCATATAATTGCAACTCTTTTCTTTGTTTTTCTTTTTTCTTTTCAATGTTTTCGCTATTAATAGACTCTATTCTATCAAACACTTCATCTACATCATCGTCTACCAAATAGTTCATTAACATATCCCAATCATAAGTATGATTTTTATATGTGTTGTTCGAATAGATTCTTTTATCCATTGAATTATACTTATTTTTTTCGATGCCATATCCCCAAACTAAAATACCTAAAAACTCTAAGTCCATTTTTCTTAAATGATTTAATTGTTTTATTTCATTTTTGAGAAACTGATTTTTGTCTTTTAGTTTTTCGTTTTCTTCTTCTACCTTTTGCATTGTTTTATTATGTAGCTTATTAAAGAAATGAATAGACTTTTCTGACTTTTCAGCCAACTCTTCATATTCCTCTTGTAACGTATTAATGATTTTTTTTAAGTCTTTAATTTTTTTGTCCTTATACTCCACAATGTTGCTCCGTGCATTTCTTTTTTTGCGACTTGGTCATCTTAACCCAATCGGTCATATTGACTCCTTCGGGCGGTATAATGCCTTGCATTCTTTTTCTTTCCACGTTCTCTTTAGCTTCTTTCCAATATTTTTCGGTCTTATGAAAATTTACATCATCTTTACATCCGTAATAATTTAATGTTGTTGATGCTTTAGTATAAGGCGCATTAACATCCACTCTTTCACTATAGGTGCTTTCTCTTATACCAAACAACTCATTTGATTTATCAGGCATTATAAATTTAGAACTATGCTCTCTCGTAAGATTGCGAAACTTGTTTAATTGTTTAGCTGTACTAAAATAAAACTGAAGCCTTTGTCCATGTATGCTCATAATCTCATAAACCCACATTGTTTTATATTTAGGACTCCAGTCTATGTTATCTTTGTTGTATCCCATTTATCTCTCCTTATATGCTATCATTTGTTCATTGCAACAAGTAATATATAGGTCTCTATATTCACTTTTCGTTCCCTCTTTATTGCATGTGTTGCATTTATAAACATAACTTGAAATTTCTTCACTCCCAGCCGCACTATTTTCTTGTGCCTTGCGCAACCAGTTATTAAAGAACGCGTTATAGTTTTTATATCTCTTACCGCTAGACAAAAGCCAATCAGACATCTTATCAAATTCAAACTGAACATTAACATTAGGGAACTTCTTTTTTAATTCCTTTATGTTGTCTTTGATTTTATTCAATTGCTCTTCTTTTGATAAAGATTTCTTTTCATTCTTTTCATTCTTATTCATTCTTATATTGTTTTCGCCAATGATTCGCTCGCGTTTCGCCAGTGTTTCATCGCCATGTCGCACATCTTGGTAAGTGTCGTAGTTATTGATACTTAGGTGTGTCCACCTTTTTTCATTATGAATCGTAATCATGTTATCTTTTTGAAGCTTTTTTAAAAATCTTCTAACTTTTGAAGGATTCCATTTCAACTCATATCCAAGTTTTTGCAAACTACTAACGACATCTCCTCTTTTTATTTCTATTATCTCAGGCAAAACATCAGAAAATAATGTTTTATTGTCTTTATGATTGGCCCTTAAGATTAGAAATAACCAAGCTTTTAAATAATCGTCTCTTTGAAATACCCAATGATGCTTAATATCTCTATGTAGCTTTATCCAACCGCTTTGCATTTACGCCTCCCCTACATCTTTCATGTTTGCAAATATTGGATTATCAACTTCTTCTTTCATTCTACTTAGCCATTTAATCTCTATTTGATTTTGCTGTTCTTTATCAGTAGTCATTAGGTATATTAAAAAGAACATGACGTTTGCAAAGGTTATAACCATTGTAGCCGCCTCTGATTTAAAGTCTTCGTTTTTTTCTAAAAGCTTTAAAACTGCAAGGTAGTTTATTGTAGCATTTTTAAAATACTTAAACCTATCTTCTTCGCTTTTATCCCAAAAGTCTTTCGTATTACCATAGTCTACATTTAATTCTTCTAACATTATGATACTCCTAATATTGATGCCAGAATAACAACAACCAATAACGTAACCATAGAACTCATAAAGCTTGCAAACATAATTGCATCTTTTTTGTCTTTATCCCATGAATAGTATAGGTCTTGAAAATAACTCTCGACCGGATTAAACGTCATTCTATTTGGATTTTTTTTAACTCTATCCTTTATTTTATGTAAATCCCAACTCGTATAAATATTTTTATCTTTTGAGTCGTATGTATAATCATTAGATTCTAGTACCTTGAACTTCATTGTTCACTCCTTTCTTTGTAGCTTACTTTTGTAGGTAAGCTACATCCATTTTTAAATATCATAATTAGGTTTCTTTCGAACCTCTATTTGCTCTCCTTTAGCATCTTCGTCTTTTTCACTTGCAATACCTATAAAAGAAGATAAACTATATCTTCTAAAATAAGTTATAGCGCTACCCACCGACTGATAAGTATTCATTCCACCAAGTTCGGCAATAGGGGAACTTATAGTGTTAGATACCCATTCTCCACTTTCGTGCATATAAAGAGTTTTAACTCCCACACTAAAGTCATTGCCTACGGGCATTTGTATAAAAGAAAACCCATGCTTGGTTAATAAAGGCCTTACATAGTCTAGCAACTTATCTAAGGAGGTATAATTATAATTATATCCTCGCGTATCCTCAGATATGTTTGCTACGTCTTTTTGTAATTTTACTTGCGCTTTTGCAAGGTTTTCTAGTGACTGACTTGATTCTAGGTTATTTGTTACGGGATTAATCATCTTTATTTTCCTCCACGTATTGACCTATAATCATTCTTACTAAAGCTGATGCACTACGATATTGCTTTTTTGCGATAACATTTACTTCATCCCATAAAGATTTCTCAATATGCACTCCAACTTTTTTTATTTTTTTCTTTTCCATTGTTTCTCCTTTAAAGTATACCGCCGAACATAAAGAGGTATGATAACAAACTAAGAGAGATGCGCTCGGCGGTATTAATATTTTGTTTTTTCTAAACTCTCTCTTACTATCATTAGATTACCAATTAAAGAATTTAGCTTATCCATATTCACATTATTGGTAATTTCAGGTAGTTTCCTCAAACTATATAGTATATAGTTACATTCCTCTTTATCATTTAAAACTAATTCTATCTTGGTAGATTTTGTTTTTTCCATAGTTTTTTAATAAAGTTAATGTAAATATACCCATTTATGCAACTAATTTATATGTTGCATATTTACTTTTGCTACTTGATATGCTCGTAGTAATATTATGACCCTCTTTCCTCAAGAACCAAATAATACCCGACAATCTAGTGGCCTTATACAACTGAATTGCATCCCAACTTGTAATCTCTCCATGTTTTTGTAAATGCTGCAACACTTTGAGCGTTTTAGAATCCATTAACCTTTTTCTACCTTGCGAAATCGTAGGATAATAGGTTCTTGACGTTGGTTTTCTTCCTTCTGCTAATGTTTTAGCCATTGTTTTCTCCTTTACATTTTGGGAAACATTCTTTTGCATTATAGCTTCCACATTTATTGCATCTAAACATGTTTCCTCCTTTATAGTATGCTATCTGTTCCAAATATTGAAAGAAATATAATTCCTCCAATAATCAAGTTAAATAAGTCGTATACATCCATTACATATCCTCCTCTATTCTATTTAAAAGAGTAGAAAGAACTACTTTGTCTTTTAATTCCGGATATTTCTTTTCAATGTAATCTTTGATTGACATTGTTGAACATCCGGCAATAAAAGCAATATACAACATTCTTTTAACGTCTTGACTTCCGGCCTTGAAAAACATATTTGACATTGTTTCAAATTGCTGTTCAAGAGTTTCAAGAGATTCTTCTTTTGTGTACTCTTTATCAACTATTCTAGCTTGCATTATTCCTCCTTATTAGTTTACCCTCGTCATTATAGGTATATTTGTTTTTATTATTGAGTTCAATAAATGCTTGTTCGACATTTTCCATTTTTTCATTAAACTCCGTAGCCATAGATTCGATATCTAGGCCTAAGCTTCCGTCATCAGTAACATAATAATATGTTGCAACTTTAATTGAGCTAAGACTATTGGGAATTGTAGGTGCTTTATCTTCTTCGTAAGAATTATCAAATTTATCTAACTCTTCCCAAGTATTTGCTTCGTCATATTGGTTTGACCTTTCATTCACGCCTTGCATTTCTTTATTTGCAACTAACTCACTCTCGCTTTCATTATTACCCAACTCTCTGAACTGCATTGCTGATTGATATCCAGCATCTATTTCCGACATTTTACCCATTATTCCTCCTTGTTTAAATCCTCGAAACTTGCTCCGTCATAACATTCAGAACATATTCCCGATTTTTCTTCTTCTATAAATGAGTTACCAAAAGGTTTGGCGGTACAACAACTACTTTGCCAATCCCTTTCTTCACACAAATCACACTCTTTAATTTCAATGGTTGGTGAATCTCCATGCCTTTCATTACCGCAATAAGTACATAGAATATGAGGTTCATATATTATGCTGCTTAATTGTTGTTGTACATGTCTAAGATAATCAGTCATTCTCCCACCCACTTTCTAATGCGCTACTGATAACCTCTTTAACACTTACATGAGAACAACTTGCATGGTCATATAATATTTTTTCGCCATTATCTATACCTATAACTTCGCGATGAAAATATACATACTCAACATGCGCTATTCCCTTGTTCTTTAAGTGTAAAATAGCCTGATTAATTTCTTTATTAGTATACTCTTCTTTCATTATACACCTCTCTTGTATGTTTTTTTGTTAAAGTTAATTTTAATTATAGTTTCAAGATTAATAACTCTATATCCATTCTTTTGTAAGTCAAATACTAACTGATAAGGATTATCAGAAGACTCGGCGAAGCTAGGACTTCCAGTACCTTTTATATGAGACTTAACACCTAATCGACAATTAATATCTCTAACTTCGCCGTTCTTTTTCACGAAAGTAGCACTAAAGATTTTACCTCTAGTACCTAATAACACATCTTGTAATTCTTTTACACTAAGATTTTTAAATATCATCACTAAGTTCCTCTTTTATAGTTAATATCCATAGGTATAGGAAAAATACTCCCACATAACCTATAGTAAAGTTTATAATTTCTGTTATCATACACACAAATTAGGCATGGGGGGGGGAATGTGTCAATACATTTTTAATATATTTTTATTTTTTTTTAATTGCCATTGGTCTTCCGTCATATAATCCTATATATATAGTTCCAGCCATAATTATAACTTTTTAAAAAAAACCAAAATTCAAAGTCAAAAATTGAAATTTTTGGGGCGCGTTTTTGCCTTGCTTTGAAAGTCAGCTCAAAATGTGTGTTAACTTTTTGAAGCGTTAAAAATCTAAATTTTAAATCTAAATTTTGTAAAAATTTTTTGCGGTCCGCGTTCCATGCCTTGCAAAATCAACTTTTAATTTTTTAGCGTGTAATCATTCAAAAAACCAAAAAAAAGCGCTTAAATTCCGGATTTTAGGCCAAAAAAGCCTATTTTTTATCGTCTATGAATCAATTTTAAGGCCTTTAGCGCGTTTTTTACGGCCGTTAAGTCGTTTTTTCGAATATTTACCCTAAGAATATTTTTTAATGCGTTTTTAATGCGTTTTAATGCGCTTTATGACGTATCCCCGGAATTTATCTAGATGCAAAAAAAAAGCGGACCGAAGCCCGCTTTTTTATGACGTTATTTCAAGAGCTTTAGAGCTCTTTATCCCAATGCATGCCGTTATATCGCCAAATAGTTTGATTGGTTGATAGTTTGCGCGCTTGGCAATGGTTCAAGTTAGAAAACCAAATGCCGTTCTTCCATGAGCCAAGATTTTCGTTAATGATATTGTACTCGCCGGCATTGTTTAAAAATGCTAGCTTTGAATATCCAATAGCCGAAGCAATTAATTTGTCATGTGTTTTGTTATTCATTTTGTACGGCAATTGCTGAAGTATATCGATATTGAAATAGCGCGTATCAGATATTTTTTCAGAGTCCTTCATTCCGGGAATATGTCCATTATGAATGAATGCAAGATTCTTATTCACGAAAAACGGATGCGCATTTTGAATATTTACCGCGCCTTGGGTTGCTATCCTAAAATGGATTAAGAACGTTTCATTTATCTTGGTCATTGTATCCAATGCCGTGTTAATGAATTTATCTTTATCCATTGACTTGAAGCAATGAAGCTTCCCGGCCTTGCTAAATGCAAAGCCGGCGCCGTCCGGGTTAGTTTCCCAAGCTTGCTTAAGCTCTTTTTTTGTTATTGTTTTTTCTTTTGGTTTCACTATTGCTACACACATTATTTGACCGCCTTTCTTGGTTTTAATTTTCCTTTTTTCTCGTTCACAATTTCAGTTATTGTAGATTCCGGAATTGGTTTTATTTCATTCAGTAATAGCTCGAATTGCTCTCTTGCTTGCTCTATTGAATCTTCGCTCGTCGCGTCAATTTCAATATTACTTTTAACGTCATTCGCTTTGATTAGCTTCTCGGCATTTTGATTGGATACAATCAAAGTTAATGCGCTATCATTTGAGACAATGCAATTAAACAAATTGACGAAGCGCTCTTGCTTTTCTAGGTATTCGAAAAAGTCAAAGAAGCTAACGTCTTTTAGTTTTAGCTCGTCTTGCATTGCATATTCATAGCTCGCAAGCATGAACTCTATATGCCTACAAAAGTTAGAATATGAATCCCCGCTTTTATCAGTAGTTGAAGCCGGCAATCTATATTCGATAGTTTTACTATTGTTCAAGTTCAAAAATGAATAGCGGTCAAATGAATACGCGCCGTTAATATTCTGATTAGCTAGGCGGTTAAAATCCGCATCAGTTCTAGCCGTGTTCATGTTGTGTTTTAGCTCTAAATCTTCCGAAAGTTTGGAATTCATTTCTGAAATTTCCGGAAATCTAATTTCGGAATATGTTGAGCGGTTACGGCCCGCAATTAGTTGCAATACGTTGGTATTGTTTGCAAGCAATTTGAACCATTTTGCAAGCCCGTTTTTATTGAATGCATTCCTTGAGATGTGAATATGAATCCCGTTGCCGCTTCCGCGTAGCTTCATTTGTCTTGCGCTTTGCGCCATTAGTTCAAAAGACTCTTGATTAGCTTGATAGTATTTAGAGCTAAACGGATTAGTAACAAGCTCGAAGCCGTTGCCGTTGCCGTCAATGGTCGAATCTTCTTTGGTACTAATGAACAAGTCTAGAAAATGCTTTGTTTGCTCGTCATTTTTTAAGCCCTTGAACAATTGAAGCGCCATCGCTTGCTTGCTCTTGCGGTTGCGGTTTCCAAGTTCCCATTCTAATCCAATAAACGCTTTTTTACTTTCGCTTCTAACGTTCCCGGAATTAGCGCGGATTAATGTTTTGCCGTTGACGTTATCAAAGAAATTGATGCCGGTCATGTCTTGGCCGTAGTCCTTGATTTTTGCAACATTTAAACAAGCGCAACGCTCGCGGTAATTTTGCCCGCAATCTTTGCAAGTGTGAAATTTACGCTGCTTCATTGCTTCTTTAGATATGTATACTTCTAAGTCGTATATATAGCTAACGTCTTCTTTTAAAACTCCTACAAAGTCGGTATCATCCGGAACGGCATCTAAAATGCCCGTTTGGATATCTACATTGCATTCGGTGTAATCTCTTGAATTACAATCAAAGTTACGCGCGGATAGTACAAGCGCCATAGCGGAACGTCTTCTAAATATGCATGCATTATGAGCCGTATTATTTAGAACTATTTTCATGCTTAATGTACTTGTGAAATTTTCGCCAAATACAAAAGTAACTTTGCTAGCTTCTGAGCCGAAATCCGGATGAATAGCTTTACTAGCTATTAAGGCTTTGTATGCTGAAAATCCGGTGTTTATTGTCATTGGTGTTGTATTTTTCATTATTTTTTTTACTCTCTTTCGATGCCTTGCAAATCGCTCGAAGTCTTGATATTGCTAAACTTGCAAGCTTTTTGTCTCTTGGCATCCGTTGTTTTTTGTGTTATCATGTCAATAAATTACATATTAAAAACCAATATATCAAGGGGCAAAATGATTTTATATGTACGGGCGCGTTATTATACTTTCGCCCGCGTTCGACAAATGCTTTTAAAATGGCCGTATTTCAGCGCGTTATTTTGCGCGCTTGCTTTGCCTTGGTTCATGCTTTAGCATGCTTTTAAAATACCATTAAGAAGCTTAAAAGAACCTATATCAAAACCATTGCAAAAGCTTTGATTGATTGATTGGTTGAAATTGTGAATTTTTGTTAAATGTTGGATTTTTAGCGCTCATTCACCGCCCGCGCTTTTTTTGAAATATTCCCGGATTCTTAGGCTTGCAAGGTTTAGGCCCATTTTGCAAGGC